TATTGCGATAGGTCGACGCTGCCGTACTTCTCTCGGTACAGGATGCCGCCGACTGCCGGATCCTTGCACCGACCGGCAACCCACCGGGCAGCCGCACCACCATACGAGCCGTCCGAGTAGCCGGCGAACGTCACCGGAGGAAGCCTGCCGGCCGTGCGAGAGCCGCCGTAGATCGGCTCCGTGGCCACCATCTTCGGTGGTGCCGGCAGCTCGCCGGCAGCCCACGAGACGCTTTGCCCGATCCAGCTTCCCATGCCCCACGCAAAGCTGACGCATGAACCGTGGCTGCCTTGGTTCCACGGCGCGAACGGCTTGCCGTAGACGGCGCGGCTGGCCTTGTCGGCGGCCCGATACAGGAACGTGTCGATGCCCTTGGCTTTCGCCACCGCATCGGCGCCGGCCTGGCGGAAGTTGGGCTGCTCGAGCTCGTCGAGAAACTGTCGCGTGCCGACAGGATCCGGCGTGTAGCCGTAGTTCGTGTCGCCGGTGATCGCCAGCTCGGCGTGGAACAGCGCCCGCGTGGCCAGCCACGCGGCCACGGCGACGAGGATGCCGCCGACGATCGCTCGCCAGCTCATCGGGTCGTAGACGAGCAGGTCGCCGTTTTCATCGCGCGGCATCGTTGGCAGCCCTCCCGACATCGCGGAACGCTGCCACCCATGCCGACTGCTGCTCCGGCGTCAGCGGTCCGCCTGACGTGCCGGCGACCTGGTCGAGGTAGGCCTTGACGGCGTCGCGGGCGTACGGCTGCCGGGCACCGAGCGACACGCCGCGGAGCCGGGCCTCGCGGGCTGCCAGCCGAAGATCTTCGATGGCCGCCCCGGTCTTGATCCTGGGCTCCGCCTGCGCGAAGTCGAAGTCGAGCACGTTGGCCAGCTCATCGCACAAGGCGCCGAGCGTGGCCGCGTCCTGGCTGGCGGTCGGGCCGATGAACTTCCCCTCGAGCGAGAAGCCGTTAGGCGGGGCCGGCGTCGGGGCAGGGGGCGACGTGTCCATCCGCGGGACGTACACAGCGGCAGCCGCCACCAGCAGGGCCACAGCGGCGACGCTCTTCGCGTCCACGGCCGGAAGTGTGCTGTTCGCGAACAGCGAACGCAGCCGGTCGCCGAGCTGCTTGCCGGCGAGCAGGTAAACGGCAGCGAGTACGAGCAGGGCCGAGATCATGTGGTGCCTCGTGTGATCTGGAGAATCGCCTCGATGCCGCCGCCGGCGATCGCCACGATCAGCAGCCGTGTCCCCGGCCGGACGATCAGCCACGCTGGCCACAACGCCATCGGGACACACATGTCGGCAAACTGATCGAACAGAGCGCCGACGGCCGTGAGCACGATCGCCTTTTTCTCTGGACCCGTGAGGCTCGTCACGACGTCCAGGCTGGCCACCATGAGGTGGAGCAGCTCGACGAGCAGGCGGCCGAACTCCGACCACGTGAGGCCGTCCTTGGCCTTCTCGTGGGCAGATGTCAGGAACACACTGACCTGCGCGGCGATCGTGGTCACGTTGTCGGCTGCGTTCATCGCTTACGACTCCAGACCTCGGTGGCGGGGACAAGACGTTTGCGGCGGGCGTGGCAGCAGGTGCATTCCAGACGCTGGACCTGGTCGGCGCCGGTGCGGCGCGACGTGATCACCCGGCAGCGCTGGCCGCATTCGCGGCATGCCCTACTTGATTCTTGGTGCATTGGTTTTCAGCCTCGCGGTGACGAGCCGTGCCGAGGCTGACGTCAAGGCGTACTGCCATCGGCGGCGCCGGTCGGCGGCCTCGTCGGCAGCCGGCCGTGAGTCCTTGCGTGTCTCCAGCGCGACGATGCCCTCGGGATAGTCGTCAATCCAGACATCGACCGAGATCCCGCGGGCCGCGGCCGCGTCTCGTTTTTGCGTCGTATGGCCGCACAGCACGATGTCCGTGACATCCGTACCAGCGAACGCCGACCGGATCTCTTCGACGTTCTGCTCGGTCTCTTCACGCCGGCTGATGCAGATGACGGTATTGCCACGCTCGTAGGCAAGCGCGACGAACGAACGCCACATGCCGGGCGCTGCCGTGAACGTCCTGTCGTAGTCCAGCGAGATCACGAGGCCTGAGCCCTCGGCACGCTGCTGGATCTGGCCCACTGCTGCCTTCCACGCGCCGAGCGACCGCAGGGCGGCCGTGGCCTGCGGATAGGCGCCGCGAGTCACGACGGAGACGTCGTACAGGTTGGCGACGTTGGTGACGGTGCGGAGCGTGGAGCCATCGGCCTCCTGCGTCCACGACTCGCCGCCCTGGGCGATCGAGAAGGCGAAGGATGCCCCGAACAGGTCGCCACGACGGACGAGCGTGACGATGTCCCGGCCGAGCGTGGTGTCGGGTGGCGAGATGGCATAAGCGAGGCCGCGGTCGGCAATGGACAGTTTTAGGGTGTCGTTTGTCGTCCTGCCGATCGGCTGGCCTTCGTGGTCGAAGAGGGCGACGACGTCAACGCCGCCACGCGGATCATTCCTGTGCCGGCCCACGACCTTGTCGAAAGCGTTGGGCGTAAAGACCTCGCGGAAGCCGCCAAGGTCGACAGACTGCGAATTGAACGGAGGGCTGATGCCTTTGATCACCGGGGCGGCTGCCGACCGCTCCTCGAGCTCGATCGGCTCGACGACGGACGGCACGTAGCGGCGCTCGATCTCCATTGGTTCAGGCATCGATGTTGTCCTCCTGGTCCGGCGCGATCAGGTCTTCCGGCTCGATCGTGTCGGCCGGGAACTGCTCGACGTCGCTGGGCTCGTCAGGCGCTGGCCCCATCGGCGAAGCGTCCGGCCCGGTGCCGGTGGCCGAGGTGCCCAGCGGCGCGAAGCCAAGCTGCATGTAGGTCTCGTTGGCTGCCGGGTTCTCCAGCAGGTCGAGGTCTTCGAGGTCTCGCAGCTCGTTGGGCGAGATCGCGCCGGTGTTGAACAGGAACTGGTACAGGGCCACGCGGGCCTGCGTGTCGCCGCGGAGCAGTGCCCGGCTGTCGAGCCGGCAGTAGTGCCGGCCGTCCATCGGGTTGTCGTAGGTCCGCAGGATCGAGCGGTCGATCGCGCCCTCGAAACGCTTCTGCCATGGCAGCAGGCCGAACACGTGAGCGGTCACGAACTCCTGCTCGACGTTGGAATACTTGGCCATCGCATCGTCACCGAGGAGCGTGGTCGGAATGCCGTAGACCCGCGCGATGTCGGGCAGCATCGACTTGCGAAGCTCCATGAACTGGTTCGCTTCCTGCGAATTGCCGTCGATGGGCTTGAACTGTGTCTTCTTGGGCAGGATCGCGGTGGAGCCGCGCTTTCGGCTGCCGCCGTAGATCTCGTTCCACTGCCGGCGGAACTGGGCCTGCGCTTCGGCGGGGATCTCTTCCTGCGTTTCGATCACGCCGTCGGGCCGGGCGCTGTTGTCCCAGAACGATGTGGCTGCCAAGTCGAGCTTGCGGGCCAGGGCGACGCTCGTGGCGCACAGCTCGGCCGGGAGCTGACCCTCGAACCCGTTGTCCGAGAGCCATCGGTAATGCACGATCTCCGATTGCCGGAAATCCTTGAACAATCCCTTAGGCAGCAGGTAGCGGTAGATCAGGCTGCCGTCGGAACCACGCAGGCACGACATCCGGCTCGGATGGAGCGGTTCGAGAGACGAGCAAAACCCGTTGTCGCCGGCGACGATCCGCGAGTAGGCCCGACCGTACAGGGCCAGGTGGTAGCACGTGGTTTCCTTGTATTCGAAGTCTGACTGCCACGAGTTAGGCCGCCACGTCAGCACGTCGTAGCACGGCAGATCGTGGGCGTGTGTCTTCGGCATCCCGGGCCGCCGACGCATCACCTCGGTCGGCATGCAGGCGATCGAGCTGGAGATGAACCGGACACAGGCGAGAATGCACGTAACACGGACGGCGACGTCGGCAGACATGCTGTCGGCCTGCATGACCGTGCCAAGCGGCAGATGGTCGGCCAGACCACGCAGCTCGTAGCGCTCAGGGGTCGACTTCTTGGCCCGGGGCCGCTTCGCCGCAGGCTTTAGATCTCGATTATTTGCCATGCGTCGGGGCTCATCTCGGGTTCAGCCGTGCTCGCCACCGCCAGGCCGCAGACGGCAGCCACGATCCCGTCGGTTTTCTCGGTCGATCGGCCTTTGTCCGGTTTCTGATTTCCTGCGTGATCGACGTACAGGCACACATTCCCAGCCATCCACTGGAGTACGGGCGACGGGCACCGAAAACGCTTCTCGTGGATCAGGCCCTCGAGCAGCTTGGACGGTGCCGTCATCCGGCCCACGTTCTGCCCCACAGCAGACACTTCGATACCGTGCCGGTGAAGTTGCGTGGCGACGCTGCCCAGGTTCCACGGGTCGGCGCCGACGCCACGGATCTTGTGCGTCTGTCCGTAGGCGATGAGGTCTGCGGCGACCTGGTCGTGATCGAGCCGAACACCTGGCGTGGTGCGGATCCAGCCGTCGGCGATCCACTGCCGCAGGGGCACGCGCGCCTCGCGCTCACGCTCGGCCACGTTGTCGCTCGGCATCCAGAACATCGCGTCGGCGTCGTAGCCGCCCTGGCCGTCGGGGAACAGGGCGACGGCTGCCGTCAGGTCGAGGTGGTCGGCAAGATCAAGGCCGATGAAGCAGGCACGGCCGTCGAGGGGCTCGGCTGGCTGGGCCACGCATGGGGCGTAGACCTCGGGCGTGAACCACCGGTTGTCCGGCGTGCTCCAGACGTTCAAGGAATATCGGAGCCAGCGCTGTCGCTTGACAGGACTGGTCAAGGAGTCCTGCCAGTCGGCTCGGAACTCCTCCTCGGGGAACGTGATGCCCATCGACGGATTCGCCTTGCGCCAGACTGCCGGATCGTCGAAGTCATCGTCGGGTGACGCCGCGTAGATGAGGCCGAAGAATGTCGGGTTGGCGGCCGGGTTCTTCATCACGAGCTCGGCATCCTGCCACCACTGGTAGCCAGGGCCTTTGCGGTCGTCGCCAGCCGTGCTGATCGCGAGGACCAGGCCGTTTGGCGTGGCGCGTGTTGCGTAGGCCAGCGCCGAGATCAGCTCGTCGTTTTTGTGCGCGTGGATCTCATCGACGATCACCGAGCCGTTCAGGCCCTCGTTCCGCCATGCGTCGGCGCTCAGGCAGCGCAGGATGTTTCCGTGCTTCCGGTTGCGGATGATCGACTTACTGTCGACGACCTCGAGCACCTTGGACAGCGGCGATGATTCCACGCTGCGTTTCAGCATGCGGTACAGGATGCGTGCCTGCTCACGGTCGACGGCCGCTGGATAGACGTCTGCGTGTGGAAGGTGCGACGTAAGGAGGTACTGTGCGAGCTGCGACATCAGAAACGTCTTCGCGTTCTTCTTCGGCACGAACACAGCGCCTCGGCGATACCGCAGGCGGCCGTCCGGTCGCTTCCACCCGAACAGCGGCGCGATCACCGAGTCTCGGTGCCACGGGATGATTTTCACCGGCGACGGGTCGCCGCCGTCCTGGCTGGGAAAGCGACAGAGCTGCTCGATGAACTCGGCGGGCCGGGCTGCGGCCTCGGCATCCCAGACGTAGCCGGGCACGTACTCGGGGCGATCGCTGCCGGGTTCAGCCGGTGAAGGCGCGGAGCGCGGCCTCTTCGGCGTCTTCTTCGACATGCGCAGCCTCCGGTGGGAATCGTGTCTCTGCCGCCGGCGTCAGGCCGTACTCGCGGGCGAACGTCAGGAAGTCTCGGCGAGCGTCACGCAGGAGCCTGGCGACCGGGCTGGCCGCCTGGCCCTTGTCGGTGGCCGTGATCCACCCCTCGGCAGCGAGCTGTGTGGCGAGCTCACGGCAGTCGGCGTACAAGTGCGCGACGAGCGACAGCCCCTCGACGTTGTCATCACGCAGGCGACCGGCAGCCGCGAGCGATCCTGCGTGGGCGTCCCAGAACGCCAGCGCCACCGGACGAGCTGCGACGTCTGCCGGTGTGTCTGGGCACTGCGTGGCTTGCATTGGCTGCGGATGCGACGAGCCGAGAGCCTTGCCGATCGCAGCGGCGCGAGCCAAGGCCGCCTGCGTGCGTTTGCTGTTTGGGTCAGGATGTCGGCCGCGACGGCCCATAGGTCCGCTCCAGTTTGGCGTTAGTTGGTCAGTTTCACGCGCAGAAGCGGCATGGGGTCTTGGACAGAATGGCAGTTTGTCATTTTGACCCACCCCGGGCGCCGCATTTTGCGTCAGTATCCTCGCGCCTGCTGTTCGCGTCTTGTCTTCGCGCCGTGGCATGACACGCAGAGCGTTTGTAGGTTCGTGTCGTGATCGGTGCCGAAGTCTTCGAGAGGGATGATGTGGTCGACGTGTGCGTCGCGGCCATGCACCACCACGCGACAGACACAGCACGTGTACGCATCACGCACGAGGATCTTCAGGCGACGTGCCGACCAGTCAGCGGTGCGGTAATGCTGCGTTTCCTTCATCGGCTTCGCTCGTGCGTGTGCTGGCTTCCAGCGTTTGATGGCATCGGGCATTGGTCACCTCACGTCAGATCGTCAGGGTCGAAGGCCTTGGGTCTCATGACACGCAGGCGTCTGGCGTCGACTTCGGCACGCCGTTGGGCGATCTGCTCGGGCGACGGATCCACAGCAGGGCCGCGACGTCCACCGCGCCCACGACCACGCCGCAGGTCTCGCACCTGGTCCTCGAGCCGTGCGGCCAGCACGAACACCGTCACACCTGCAAGGAACGCAGCCTCTCGGCACGTGGCGCCTCGGGCGTACGCATCGCGCACCACACACTCCTGCTCGCCGGTCAGCCATTTCTTCACCCCCTTGGCAGGCATTACGCATCCTCTCGGATGGTGATGACCGTACGTGGCTTCTCGTTGCGAGCGGCGTATCGTTTTCGGATTGACCAGCAGACGACCTGGTCGTCGTCGGGCCACACGCCAGCGTCGGTCAACGCATCGGCCACACCTTTCAGGACGTTGTCACCATCGGCCCTCGGCCAGGGCGGCGCGTCGGGCCGAAGGTCGTGTTTCCTCCAGTGCGATGGCGGGCGTTCAAACACCGCATCGACCACCAGCGCCGTCGGCCCGGCGATCGTCTTGCCTGACGCTCGTGCCACGAGCTCGATGGCCTGTCGGTATACGTGGATCGGATGTCGTGTCGGCGTATAGGCACGACCTATCCCCCCACGTGTTGACACACGCGGCCTCGGCTGGGGAACTGGCTGGCCTGGCACCTCGAGCACGATCTCTGTCATGTCTCCTCCTTGAGACACAGACGAGTGTGCATATTCGACTTCACCAGTCTACTTAGCGTTCATGGCCAGACCGACGTTAGCCAGGGCGTAGCCGAACCACGCGATGGCCATTCCGGGGCTGCCTTTCGACCACTGGTCGATGCCGACCATCAGGTAGACGAACCCGACGCACAGGATCAGGGTCGAGCTCATTTCAGTCTCTCCAGCATCGAGCGAAGCGTGGGGGCGTGTGGGCCTCCGACGAACTCCGCGTACCACTCGATCGCGTTTCGCTCATCGTCGGTCAACCGCACCGTTTCGCAGCCCTTTACGGCACCATCTCGCAGCCGCTTAACCTCGGCGCACAGCCGATCGATCACGTTGGAACGCACCTTGTCGCGCCACTGGAGAACCTCGATCAGCGCGGCCGAGTCTTCGCACAGCGCGTCGCCGGCCTTGGTGCTGTAGGCCCTGTCTCGCAGCCTGTCGACGATATTGCTCACGTGGCAGCCTCCTGTGGCATCTCCTCGAGCTGCTCGACGCCGGAGGGCGTGACACGCAGTGTCCGTGCCATGCCCGGCTGGCGTGTCACGAGCCCATCACGCTCCATCCGCTCCAGGTGCTGGTGGACGTTAGCCGTGGTCTTCCAGCCGAAGGCACGGCTGATCTCGCGAACCGTGGGCGGGAAGCCACGGGCGACGATCCAGTCGACGACGAAACGGAGAATCTTGGCCTGTGGTCCTGTCACTGCGCGACCTCCTGTCGTAGTTGCTCGACCATGCGACGTCTTGTCGCCTCAAACCGCGCCGCGTCGTCGCCGGTGAATCCCTGCGCCGGTGGCTTGTCGTCCGGCCCGCGGTAGCCTCCAGCCGGTCGCTGTTCGCGTGGATTGTCGAACTGGCCGCCGAGCACCCGGTCGACGAAGCCAGCCGCCACGAGCTGCGGCAGGGTCACGGGGTCGCGGAAGTATTTGCACCTCGGCAGGGCCTCAATGGCCGCCAGTGCCTTCTCAAACCATCCCTCCTCGGCCAGGCGGTCTGCGACCTTGTCCGGGGCGTTTGGCAGCTTCCACGGGCGTCCTGTGCCCGCTGCCCACGCCTTGCGGAGCGTGTCCCAGCCTGCCGGCTGCCCCGGTCCTTGCGCAGCACTTCCCGGGGAAGAAGAAGAATTTCTATCTCCTCTATCTCTTCTCTCTGGTGCGCCACGCGCCGGTGGTGAGTGCGCCGAAGCGCACGGGGTAGTGCGCTGACGCGCACCATCGGCCCGGACAGCGTGCAAAGCCCGTGATTTAGCGGATTTACTGAACCGACGCTCCCATCCGGGGATCGCCACAGTTCCGTTGTCCGCATCGATCACGAGCCAGCCCACTTTCTCGACCTCCTGCCAAAACGCCTCGTCGCCGCCGCAGATCCGGCCGAGCAGCCTAACCGACATCCGGGCCGTCCCGTCGGAGCTGTTGAGCGAGGCCCAGCCCCACAGCATCAGGAGACGGCCGACGACCTGGTCGACCGGCAGCCCGGTTGCCTCGACGAGCTCGAGCACCTCCGGCTTCTGGGGTAGGCAGACGTCGTATGGGATCCATTCACCGGCCATCGGCGGCCTCCTTTCCAAACTCAGTTACAGAGCCGTCCTCGTTGACTTTGCCGGCCCTCAACGTCAGCCCGTTCATCTTGTCGCATGCCATGCGGATCAGCGCGCGGCACTGCGGAACCGTTATTCGCCCATTGAGCTCGGCGTCCAAGATCATCCCTTGAACGCCCATGTCTCTGGTGTCGGTGCTCAATTCAGAAGCTGGCGGGCACCTGAGGTCATCTGGACGAAGAAGCAAGTCCTGGTGCAAGGCATCTTCGATCACAATTTCAAAATCGCGCACGATGTCATTTGCCAAAGTTGCGACCCCTAGTAGTTATTCGTGTAGTAAGAAGGGACGCCTTTGGCTCGTTTTTCGGAATCAGCCTCTAATAGTTTCCTGTTTGCTTCGTTAACCCGCCTTCGCTGTACTGCGTCAGTGTCTCGCGGCTTGCCGCCAAACCATCTAGACGAAGTGATCTCACGGCGCGCAACAACTTGCAGCCTTTCCTGCGCATCGATCACAAGCGGTGTGCCGCGGCTTTGAGCAACAGACTTAGCGTCAAGTGGTGCAGTGACGCGGGCCTGCTCTGCAATTTGACGCAGCTCGGCAATCTCGTCGGCGGACGCCGAGTGCCGCTGATTTATTCGTGAAAGAACTTCTTCCGCTGATGCATGAGCAGGAATCGACGGTGACGCTCGTGGCGAAAGTCTGTTTTTTCTTCCTACAAATGTGCTTGCATCCTCTAGGTCTCGTATCAACTGCCTAACCATTTCGAGGACGTACTCGCGGTCGCCGTTCCATGTCATAGAAAAATGCCCACGGAACCGAAACGTGGCATCAAACCAAGTCTTGCGGTCAATGTTCAGCCGTCTGTTTTCGGTCACAACGTGCGCATTACGCACCTTCATTTTCACCATAAGATGCTTCATGCCGTCGTCTGCCGTAGCTGCCTTTGATAGCGCGTGGGAGTCGTCGAGCAGCTGCCACCTGTCGCCCCCTGCGCACCTCCAGATGAGGCCAAGATAAAACGCGAACAGACACTCTTCGCCGGCCGACAGAAACACATCCATCACCCTCGGCCTGAACAAGCCCTCGACCACCACGGTCCCGCTTGTTGAGAAGGACGAAATGCAGATCCGCTCGGAGCCGAACTTAGAGCAGAGGCCTGCCGCAGCCGAGTCAAGTATCCACCAGCAAGTTGTCCCGCCCGCAGACGTGTGCGCAATTTTTGGTCTATATCTATCGATGCCGCTGCAAACCACCTCGGCCACGACCGCAGACTCTTTGTGGATCGCGTCCCATATGTAGCCGGATTGACTGTCGGCGATCTCGCAGTCGAAGCCAACGCTGTGCAGCCCCCGTTTTATGCACAGGTGCGCTGGCGTTTCGCGGCCGGTCGGACAATTGCCTCTTGATGAAGCGTGTGCAAAAAATGGCGTGCCATTCCTGCCGACGTAATGCCTCATTTGCCCTTTACATTTTGGGCAGCGAAATCCGCTTTCGTACCGATCGCGTCCCGCAACCCGAACCTCGTCAGCAGTGACTAGCTCGCCAGACTGTACTGCCAGCGCAAACGGGTTAGTTCTTTGCTTGGCTCTGTCGCCATCCGCAAGCGAATCCAGTCTGTCCAGAATGCTTGCATCGTCCGCAATCGCTTCCATCACGCACACCTCCATTCCCTCTCGCCCCTACCGCTCGAGCTCGTCACCGTCCTGCCCGTCTCAACGATCCTGCCAGCCTTGGCCAGCTCGGCGATCCGCTTGCCGATCTGGTGCGGCAGCAGCCCGCACCGTGCCGCGATCCCGCTAGCCCCGGCCGGGCCTTCCAGCAGTGCCGCGAGGATCTGCCGCTGGTGCCGTGTCGCCAGCCCGCCGGCCTGTGCTGCCGCCGCGTGACTGGTGTCCGGGTCTGACGACCTGGCGGCGCCGAACAGCGGCAGCCCCTCTTCGATCGGTGGCGTGATGTAGTGCGGTCGGTTCATTTGGATCCCTTGCCTTTCTCTGCCCGCAGGACCGCCCACACCACGCCACGGGTCACGCCCTGGCGTCGTGCGATCTGCTCCGCGCTCGCGCCCTGCTTCACGAGCTCGAGAATGCGTTTCTTGTTCACCGACGGTCGTCCTGGCATGTGTCACCTCTTCTGCTGTGTATTGGCCCCGTTACGTGGGGCATCCGGTCGCGGCATGCGAAGGAGACAACGCATCCGCGACAGCCGGTGTCTAACGCCACCGCCGGCCGGGCGACCCCTGCGGCTGATGGTGAGAGCCGCTGCGACCAGGGCGGGCCGGCGAAAGATCACTCGTACCGAATCACCGCGAACCAGCCGCGCGGGCCGCGGGCCACACCTCGCTCGACGATCCGGTAGCGGCCGTAGTAGCAGCAGTTGCGGAACGCCTGGTCTGGGCCAGCCGTGCTGAACCCGATGCCTTCCCGCCTGCCGCCGGCCCGGCCGCAGTGCCGAAGAATGCCGGTTCTCGCCATGTCGTCGGCCGCCTGCTGGGCCGAGACGATCGTCGTCACCGTGAACGACTGATCGCCGCGGGCCGTCACCGCGCCCATCATCAACACCAGCGTCATCCAGATCATGAACCTCATGTCGATCCCTCCGTGGAACTCACCGAACCATGGGCACCGTGCCCGACCGTCACTGACTGTCAATCGCCGGTCCAAGTCGGGCCGGGGTCGACCCGCACCACAACCTCCGGCTCGTAGACCCGCAGGCGAGCCCGCAGGTTCGTAATCTCAACTCGCATGCGCTCCGCCTGGGGCTCGCTCGTTAGGTACGAGCTGATCGCAGACGACACGTGGCCCGCTGCCGAGTCGCCCCATGCGTCGGAGATCAGTTGACGCAGCTGCCACTTGCGGTTCTGCACCCATTCCCGTGTGCTCTCGCTCAAGTTGGTCATGAGTGACCCTCCTGCCAGCGTTGGGCCTGTGCCGTGATCCTCGCCACGATGTCAACCAGCTGCGGTGCAGCCGCGCGGTACGCAGCCTCTGCGGTGTCGTGCCAGTCAATGCCGGCTGGCTGGAGCGAACCGCCTGGACGACGTGCGTACCGCTGCCCATCGACCAAGATCGCATCGCCGTGGTCCAGGTAGCCGACCACGCCGCTCTCGTTCACCTCACGGAACACGCTGACCCGATAGACGTGCCCACTCATGCAGCACCTCCGATCAGGGCCACCAGCAGCGGAGCCAGCCACAGGAACGGGATGTCGTCGCTGCCGATCCCCGGTGCCGTCGCCTTGACCTTTGCGGCAGGCGTCCTCGGCGGCTTCCTCGCCACCTCGGCGGCCTCCGAGGCCAACTGCTGGATGGGCATGAACTTCCACACGTTGACGAACGTGCGGCCGTTGGTGCCGACCCGGTGGCGGATCTCGGCCACCACGCGCCGGCCTGTCAGGTCGTCCATCTGCGTTTCCGACCACTCCTGAGCGGAAAGCGCCAGAGCCCCAGCCAGCTGGGCCACCAGCACCCGCGCCCAGCCTTCACCCTTCTTCATGGTCACCTTGACCCACCAGAACTTGCGATCCTCGTGCGCGAGCTCGAGCACGAGCTGCGTGGTGTCTTCAGACACCGTTTTGATCTTGAGCTCGTGGATGCCCTCGGGCAGGTCCATCCGCTCGGTGCTTTCCGGTGCCGCTTGCTGCGGCTGATCTACCGAGATGTCCCAATCCATTGCTGTCGCTGTCCTTTCCTGTGTTGGTTGCTTCTTCCGTTTCATCGCCGTCCAAGAGTCATGCCACGCCATTTGCCACCACCTCCGGCTCGATCTGCTGGTGGCGCATCGCGATCTTCTTGTCGAGCCGCGCCCGCTGCTCAGTGGTCAACTCGCCGGTAGACACGGCGTGGTCGGCGTCGTCGCCAATCGCGCCAAGCTCCTGGACTGTCGACGCTTGGTTGACACGGTCAAACCAGCGGCCCTTCGCCGTTGTGTCAGCGGCCTCGACGTGCGACATTTCCTCGGCCGGAGTTGTCTCCAAGCCGGCGTCCATCAGCGTCACGACGAACCCGAAGGCCGACCTGCATGCCCGGCTCATGGCCCGCGTCTGGGCCATGGCGCGGCGAGCGAAAACCGGACGCTTCGACCACAACGACTCGTCGTCGCCGACGAATCCCTCGGCCTCGGCCAGAACCTTGCCGTCCAAGACGCGCACGACCTGGCCAATGGCCCTGTAGCCGTCCTCCACCCGCTCGACGTTGCGGGCAGATGCCACACAGCCGAAGGCGTTGGCAATGGCCTGCCATCCTTCGATCTGGATGTATCGGCGTCCCTGAATCTTCATGGCCGTCTTCACGACCAGCTCACGGCACAGCCCAGCCGCGTTGGTCGCCGCCCTGTGCGAGACGATTGCCGTCGATTCCACCACTGCGATCTCGGTTCCCATTTCTGCGTTTCCTTTCGCTTCCTGTCAGAAAAAGCCCGTTTCGCGTCGTGCTGGCGGGCGGTGAATTGCTTCCCTGCGATGCCGTCTCCGACGGCGCTCCTTCCGGCCTGCGGTTCCACCGCCGGACGATCCTGTGCGGTCAGAACGGCAGCACGTTGCCGATGGGCCACGGCCTCGGGTCGACCTCGACGATGTCGTCGGCGGTCTCGACAAGCAGCATGCCGTGGTGGTGGTCGGTCACCCGGCCGTCGTCGTACGAGCTGTCGCTCCAGCCCTTCAGGCGAAACGAGATGTGGTCGCCGAGGGCAAAGGTGTCGGCGTGTCGTGGCGAGCCGTAGGTTTCCTGCATTCCTGCGACTGCTGCGGCGTATTCGGCGTGATGTGCGTCCATCGAGGGGCTCCTTTTGAGGTGGTAGGGTCTAGTGAACAAACGAACACTTATCGAGTCAAGGGGTCGGTTTGTGGCTGAAAAACGAATGTTCGCGGCGTGTGCGATGTCGTACATACCGAGTGCTACAAAAACTTGCTGACGATCGAGATCAGGAAGTCGATGGCGCTGGCGACCGATTGTGCGGCCTGCGTGTCCGATCCGAGCTCTTGGCCCAGACGAATCAAAACGAGCGACTGAAGAAGTGCGTTCCATCGCTTGCTCATGACATCCTTGTCCTGTTGGGTGGCAGTGTACGTTATCGTACATACCCAGTCAAGGGAATCAGTAATTCAGAAACAGGGCGCCCGGTTTTTTCCGGCTGGGCGCGGTGAATAGGGGCTTATTCGCCCTCGGGGCCGCCGCTTTTCGGTCGACCGCCCTTGCCACCGTCGATGTCTCGGCCGCGGCGACGAATGAACTTGGCGACGTCGTCTTCATCGAAGACCCAGGCCCGCTCGGTCAGTTTGCGTCCGACGAGCTCGCCGGAGATGGCGAAGCGGCGAACGCTCGCCGTCCGAAGGCCCATGAGCTGGGCGACCTCGAATGTCGACAGCACCTTTTTGTGGGCGTTCGCCATGACCATGTACCCCATCGTACAAACCGCACTTCACGGGTCAAACCGACCCGCTGGTGGCACCCGGCCCCGGCCAGCCGTAGGATCGACTGACCGGGGCGAAGGTTGAACGGAGAGGGCTCCCATCTAGTATACTTTCGTTCAGTACCCTATGTTGGGACTGGCCACCGGGCACAAATCGCATGGAGGCGGTGATGATGGAGAGGTGCGGAAATGCTTTTGCGAGATCTTTTGGGTCGGTATGCGTTGCTGATGGGCCTGTCGGATCGGTCGGTGGTGCTGTACGCCCACTCGATCGCAAAGTTTGAGCAATTCCTGAAGCGTCCGGCCGACGTTGCCGACCTCGAGGACGTGACGGTCGCCCAGTTCCTGAAGTGGCGGGCCACGAACCGCAGGGCGGGCAGGCCGATCAGCGTTCACTCGGTCAACAAGGACCGCTCGCAGCTCCTGGCGTTGTGGAACTGGTCGTGCCGCAAAAAAATCCACCCGGGCGAATGGCCGGGCCTGCCACGACAGAAGAAGATCAGGAAGACACCCACGGCGTATACGCTCGACGACATGACCAAGCTGGTCCGAGCAGCTCGTCGCCGGCGGGGCCGTATGGGCGACACGCCGTCGGCCTGGTGGTGGTCGACGTGCCTTCAGGCCCTGTGGCAGACCGGTGAGCGCTGCGGCGCCCTGCTGGCCGTCCGCTGGGAAGACTTTGACTCCAGGGGCTGCCGGATGACGTTCAGGGCAGAGACCCGCAAAGGCGGGCTGTCTGACGCTGTGCGGTCGATCACGCCCGAGCTGGCGTCAGAGATCGATCAGCACAGGAAGGCCCCTGGCGGGCTCGTGTGGGCTCGATACGGGCACAGGCTGTCGATCTACCCTTCACTGCGGATCCTGTGCAGGATCGCCGGCGTCACGCCCCGCGGGTTCCACGGCATCCGAAGGGCATCGGCGAGCTATGTGGCAGCCGGTGGCGGGGACGCGACGGCCCACCTGGGCCATGCCGACCCAGCGATGACCCGCGGGCACTATTTGGACCCGAGGATCACAGAGACGCGGAAGGGTCTCGATTATTTGCCGACGCTCGACCTTGCTGATCCTCCCGCTTCTTGACGAGGTAGATCAGGCCCCAGTTCACTGCGTCTATGGCTGCGTTTTCCCAGTCCACTGGCTGGCCATTGGCTTCACGCTGGAGCCTGACCACGCAGTCCGAAAGATCGCACAACGCCCGCCGCCACGGCTCCACGCCGCACTTTGCGGATGCGGAGACGTTGGCGAACGGGTCGGCCTCGTCGCCGTACTGTGCCGTCTTCTCTAAGTGTAGCTGCCGCAACTCCTCGACGAGCTCGAGGAACGGCAGCGACCCGGGCCGCTCCGGTGCGTGGGCGTATGCGTCACTGTTCGTCGTCGTCATCGTCGCTGTCGTCGTCATCCAAGTGTTCTCCAGGTGAGTCGTGGAAACTTGCGACCAGGCCGGTCTTTTCCGGGTTCCACCGCAGCAGCATCCACCAGCCGCCGAGAGGCCTGGATGACATGCCCTTTTCCACTGCCCACCCATCAGTAAGGCATTCTTGTTTGTATGTCGAGGACCGCACCAGGTGGATCGGTTTGATGTGGGCGATCCCGCTGGCCGTGATCCGCTGCCGGCTGGCCTCCACGAGCGTCCGCTGGTGGATGTGGCCGGCGTGGACGACGTCGGCATCGGTGTCGACGAGGTAGCGGCTGAAGTCAATCACGCCGCGCGTCACAGGCCCGCCGCCGCCGTAGCCGTGGTGATACCACAGCTTGTGAACGGCCGTGGCCTTGCCCGACTTGATCGACCGGAACAGCACCCAGCCAGCGTATCCGCCCTGGCGGACCCGGCCGCCGTTCATCCGCAGCCGCTCGACCAGCCTGGTCGTCAGGCAGGTCTCCATCCGCTTCCTGACAGCCGTCTCGTGATTGCCCGGCGTGATCAGCGCCATTTGGTCGCGCCACGGCTCGAGCCACTCGGCACACTGCGTGACGATGTCGTCGAAGTAGTTGCCACGCTGGAACTCGGGCCGGATGTCGTTCTTGCCGTTGCTCCTCGGATCCCACTTGCCGCCCATGACGTCAAAGTGATCGCCGATCGAGAGCACGGCTGCGTTCACCTTCTTGGCTGCGGCCAGGTCGGCCGCCAGCTTTTCTCGGTCGCACTTCACGCTGTCCCAGTGCCAATCTGACGTGAGCAGGACCCACAGCCGAGCCCGAAACGTCAGCCGATTAACGCCGCCCTCGAGCGTCTCGATCGCCCACGGGTCGCTGGCGTTTCGCCGGCGGGGTGGTGCCACGACTCTTGCCATCCTTGGCCTCCTTGCCGGCGGGCCGCCGACGGTTGAGATAGACGCACCCGTCATCGTCTGGGGTCAGCGACCCCTCGACCTGGTCCTCGTCAGGCAGCCCGTATCCGTCCGGGTCGCCGGTCCAGAAGCGTTTCGTTTTCTTGGCCACGGCGCACCTCAGATGGCATCGACGAAGCCTTCCACGGACGTCCTGCTGACAGCACCGAGGGTCCAGACAAGCGCCCAGCGGAATGTGCCGGGGCCGAGCGTCGTGGTCTGGGTGTCCGTCAACGAGATATTGATCTTGCCGGCTGCGGCATCGGTGATCGCCGTGGTGAACGTGGCGACCGTCGCGCCGGTCACCGTCGAGTAGACGGCCGCCGTGGCCGTGTACGACGTCAGGGCGATGTCGAAGTCGAGCAACACCGAAACGTCGTTCCCGACGTTCCAACGCAGATTCAGGCCGGCGGGCAGTTGGTCATAGGTTGGCATCGGTCGTCTCCTGTTGCACCCACACGCAGTTAACCTCGTCGAGCGTCCAGCCTGGGCCGGGGCATGGCGGGATCGGCGACTGATTTTTCCCGATCACAGTGCCGCTCTCGTCGCGGACCTCCCATGTGTGCAGACCGTCGATCACGCCGAGATAGGTGATGGTGACGGTCATGACAGCCTCGCCCAGTACGCATGCCCAACGGATCCGTTGTATTGTCCAGAACCCTGTGTTGTCAGGATCTCATTGGCACCAGTGCGGACTCCTTGCACGCGAGGCGACAGGGCAGAGATCACGTGTGGGATAAGCGCACCAGAGACCGATCCCGTATTGGTGGCAGCGATGCACAGTGCCACAGCGTACCGAGTTCCTGCGTTGAGCGTATAAGACGATGGGTATCCGCCAGTGGAGCTATCGAGCGACCGAGTAAACACCGAGTTGCTGCTGTTGAAAATTGTCGTATCGCTCGCCGTGCGAGCCACCAGCGTGGCATTGCCAGATGCGTCTGCGGTGTACAGGCCGTAGCGGCAGAGCGTCACGCCTGACGCTGCGGTGGTACAGGCAAATGCAATCTGCGTTATGGTGAGCGTGTAAGCCGGCGTAAAAAAGGTCAAATAAATTGCGTTGTTAACCGGCACCGCAGTTGTATTGATAAAGTTGCGGTCTACTGCGTCGATGAACGATGTAGCCTGGTGCTGCCTTGCCGCTAGAGCAGAAGCGAAAAGTACGTTGCCGCTTAACCTCGCATCCGGCAGCGTCCCGCTCGTCAGATCAGACGCAGATGTCGTGGCTATCCCGCCACCAGAAGTTCCGACCTCCACGTAGACGGGCGACTCCCACTGGTAGAGCCGCGAGGTGTCCTCGGCGAGGTACAGTGCGGTCGATGAACCGGTCGCGGGGAAGTCGCTGATAGACGCATAGACCAGCGAGGCTTGGGGGCCTTGCGGCCCGGTTGCACCGGCAACGCCCTGGCTGCCGGTGTCACCCTTTGGAAGGACCAGGTTAAGCGTTTGGCTGGGCGAGGCTCCGGTGATCGTTGCAGCGGCAGTCGCGCCACTGCTGACCGTGCCGATCGACAGTGTGTTCGCAGGCCCAGCCGGGCCGGTACTTCCGGCCACACCTTGGATGCCTTGGCTGCCCGTCGCGCCAGCGGCCCCAGATGGTCCCGTGTTTCCGCGTGGCAGCACTAGGTTCAGTACCTGGCTCGGCGCTGTTCCGGTGATCGTCGCCCCGACCTCACCTTCACTGACAGTGCCTATCGAAAGGCTATTCGCAGGCCCGGCCGGGCCGGTGCTGCCGGCCACGCCCTGAGCGCCTTGGCTGCCAGTCGCGCCGGCGGCGCCCGCGCTTCCCGTGTCACCCTTTGGCAAAACGAGCGACAGCACCTGGCTGGGAGACGACCCGGTAATCGTGGCCGACGCAGACGGGCCGCTGGTGACCGTGCCGATGGTGAGCGTGTTTGCCGGGCCGGCCGCTCCGGCGCTGCCGGTCGCGCCAGCCTCCCCCTGTGGCCCTGTGCTGCCCGTGTCACCCTTCGGCAGCACGAGGTTCAGCACCTGGCTGGGGGCAGCGCCAGTCAGCGTCGCAGATGCCGAGGTGCCGCCCACCACCGTCCCGATCGATAGCGTGTTCGCTGGCCCTGTGGCCCCCGCTGCGCCGACAGGCCCGGCGACGCCTTGCGGGCCGACGCCGCCGCTCGCCGACACGGACGAGCTCGAGCTCGTGACGGTCGCCGACACCGAGGCGCCGCTGGCGGTCACCTTGATCGGCTGCGATGTGACTGTCGCGGTGACGCTGCTCACTGCACTCCCTCCTCGACTGCGTCGATCTCTCGCCTGCGTTCAGCAGCCGGCCGAGTGAATGAGACTCGGTCAACACCAGCAGAGCGGCCGTCGGGTTTGGTGGCCATGGGTTAGCTGCCGATGGTCGAGCAGACCAGTAGTTCGAGGAGGTGTTTCATGATCTTCCAGATGCCGCCGTTGGAACTGGGATCGTCGCGCCCGAGTACGACCGGCCGCTGCCCTTTGTGATCCGAAGGTCGTCGATGTAGCCGTTAAAACTGAGTGGGTAGCCGGTAAGCGCGGAGCCTCCAATCCTCAACGCATTGCCGAGGCTGTTGACCGGCGTATATCCCGAGCCAACGGTTATTGTCTGTGCGTCTGTTAACAGTGTGCCATTCAGGTACAGGCGGCGTGTGCCTCCAATGACTGAAGCTGCGATATGGTGCCATGTTGAGTGCGCAATTGACGCCGTGGCTCGGAATAGTGTCCCACTATTTGCCCCATTCCAAGAGTCCAACTGCAAGCCAGTGCCGGTAGTAGTGCTATTGCCCATCACGGCAAGAATCCATCCAGAAATAGGGGGGACGCCTGCGTTCCAAGTACTGCATACAGCAGTGCCGCGATTTCCATCAGAATCGGCAGTCGAATTGGCCGTGATATAAACCCACGCCTCAATGGCGAAATCACCGCTTTCAAAATCAAAAACGGCGTTGTTTGGGATGGACAGAAAATCCCCGGTGCCATCAAACAATGCGCTTGCCCCGCCGAACTTGCTCTGCGCGGTGCTGATTCTCGCGTCGCCGTTTGCCGTAACACTAAAAGCATTCAAGCTCGCGTCGGTGAAGCCTGTGCTGGCATCCATCGGGAGCAGCAGGCTAACGGATGCGAACTCAGTATCCCACGATGGCAATGCCACCCGCCTCCACGTATTTGTTGCTACGCAGGTGTATTGATAATTGGCGTCATACGCGATCTGCCCCGCCGTACCAGTAGCCGTCGCGGATGCTGGCACAGATGACCACGAGAGGCCGCCGCCGCCACTTGCCGCGACGAGTTCCCAAGTGTTGTTGCCCGCGTAGACGTACTGCCGCCCGTTCTGCGTGCTGGTCTGCCCGACGGTCGGCGATCCGGGGAACGAGAGTGGCATGGATTACTCCTACGAGATGCTGAGTACGGCAGTGACGCGGTCGTTTAGCTCACTGTCCTCGCTGTCCTTCGTGTACACCAGGACGAGATGCTGCCCTGCGGTGACCGACGCCGTGCCGCTAGTTGTCTGCGTTCCGCTGACCTCACTGGACACGGCCGTCATTGCCGCGCTGCTGGATGGAGATGCCGACGAGATGTGCAGCCGCCCAATGTCGCCGCCAGCCTGTGAACTGGCAGTCACCGTGTAGCTAAGTGTGCCGGTGACATTGATCAGCAGCCACAGTCGGGCACTATCGTTGGCGAATGAAGAGTTGCCATTGAGCACCGCCGTGACTGTGGTGGCTCCCGTGACAGAGTGACTAGCACCAGCAGCCCCGTAGCGGTTGGCGTATGTCACTGGCACCGCAGATGGTGCCGCAGGCGTCACCGCACTGCTCGCTGTCGAGTAGCTGCTAGTCCCCACACCATTCGTCGCGGAGACTCTGAACACAACTGCGGTGCCGTTGGTCAATCCCGTAACCGTCGCACTCGTCGCAGCCGAGGCCGCCCGCGTGAACGTCGTCCATGTCGAGCCGCTGTTGGTGCTGTATTGGATCGTGTAGTCCGTGATCGGCAGCACGGACAATGCAGCCGGTGCCGTCCACGACACAGTCGCCTGTGCGTTGCCACCCGTGGCCGTTACGCTCGTCGGTGCTGCAGGTACGAACAGGGCACGCAGGTCCGAGTCAGTTCCGGTGCCGCCAGCCGTGCCGATCTCGACGTAGACGCTGCCAGACCACCGATAGACGCGGCTCGCGTCGGTGCTGACATAGAGCGTCTGGGCGGCCCCAGTCGCCGGGAATCCCGCTGCCGTTGCGGCCTCCACGATGTTTGCGGAGCCGCCGCCACCGCCACCGCTCGGAGTCGCCGCAGCCCACGCCGTGCCGTTCCACGTCGGCACCTGACCCGTCGTGGCCGACGACTGCGTGAGATCGGCCAGCGAGTGCGTGTGACTCGTCGCGGCTGCGCCCACGTCCGAGGCGGTCAGCGCGACCGCGCCTGTCTTCATGTTGACGCTCTGAACGGGAGCCGCTGCCGCAGCGCGGTTCGTCGTGTGGTACAGATTGACACTGCCCTCGGTCACGCTGTCCGTCGAGCCGGGGGACGGCGAAATCTCGATGTAAGCAGAGCCGCTCCATCGGTAGATTTTCCCGGTGTCGCGAGCGACGTAGATTTTGCCGGTCGATTGCTCTGTAAACGCCGCGAGATTCGCGTACTCGACGATGTCGTCCACGAAGCTCGGAAGTTGCGCCGACGGGACGGTTCCGCCCACCAGCGTGGCATACGTGCCCGCCGGCTGCTTGGAATCCAAGGCCGTCTGCAACCCCGTGACGTCGCTCACGGCGTGAACGTGGGCCGCCGGCGTGAACGTAGACGGGATGCCCGACAGCGAAGAGAACGTGATCGACCCGACGGCATGGACGTGATCCGCTCGAGCTGCCGTGAGTGCCGTCCCGGCCGACGCCGTGCCCAGCGGCTGCGGTGTCTCGTCGGCCAGGTTCACGCTGCCGGCTGGCCCTTGCGGCCCGGTGCTGCCCGTGTCGCCCTTCTGGAGCACGAGATTCAGCACCTGGCTGGGCGCGGTCCCGGTGATGGTAGCCGCGGCCGTGCCACTGGTGACCGTGCCGATCGACAGGCTGTTGGCAGGGCCGGCCGGGCCTTGCGCGCCGGTGGCCCCTGGCGAGTTTGCTGCCGACACGGTGACACCGATCGTGTCGCCGGTCGTGGCCTTGATCGTCGGGCCAGTCTGGCCGTTGACGGTGACTGTGATACTCAAGGGATCCTCGCCGTGAAGGTGCCAGCGAGCGCCGTTAGTGTGCGGCCTGCTGTGTCAGTCCAGCGGAAATACCACCGGTAGCCGACCGCCGGGTTGAGTGACGACGTCTGGGTCTCGGTCAGGCCGAGATTCAGCGTGCCGCCGGATAGCGAGACAGGGGTGATCGTCGGCGTGGTGGCCGTGGCGCCGAGCGTGTAGCCGCCGGATCCGAGAGCGCCGGCAGGGTTCGAGAACGTGGGGACGTACACCCGAGTCTCGAACGTGTAGCCGGTCAGGTTTACGGGCGTATTGGAGGAGCCGACGGTGATTGCCAGCGCGATGTTCAGCTCGTCGCCGACGACACACGTGATCGCTGTATCCGCCGGGATCTGGTCAAACGAGGTGGCCACGCCTGTACTCCTGCGGTGGTCGGATGGTCACCAATCGTGCCGATTCGACTTCACCGGTCAACATCGGCCAGGGCCGCTTTCCGGGCGTTGCCGATAGCCCTCCGCACCAGCAGCCGCCCGGCCAGATCGACGAACGGCAGCCCGCGAGCCTCGGCCTGCTCGCGGAGCCAGCCCACGATCGTGTCGACGTTCTGCTCGCACCAGTCGCAGCCCTGGCGATCCAGCTCGGCAGCGCGAGCGTTGCAGCTGCAATCCGGCGTAGCCACGATGCCAACACGGGCGAGCAAATTTTTCAATTCGGTGCCGGGGCCGCGGGTGGGTGGTGCGACAGGCTCCGGCAGCCGCGACACTCGCGGGTACGCAGGATGCTCCACGTCAATCGTCCACTCGTCGCCGTCCTGTGCGGCCACGCATGGCATCACCTCGTCCAGCGTGTAGCCACGCTCTGTGCAGCGGGCCTCAAGGTTGGAGCGGTGGGTGGTGATCATGGGAGCGGGTTGCACGTGTTGCGCTCGCTCAACACTAGCGTGGCCGTAAAGCTAGAAAAGTGAGTGTTGTATACCTCACCAATCAGACTTTGCTCGCCAAACTGCGAAGACGAACCCACAAATGCCATGCCGTTTATGGCATCTTGCGAAAAATTAAACACGGCCACTGCCGGTAGAAATTCTTTTGTAGTGTCTGGGTTAAACCCTGGTGCCCTGTTGCTGCACATCCTCCCTGCTGATGGCGAGCACTTGTACGCTGATTGGTCAATTATGAAATCTCTCGTTTTGGTAAAAGTTCTTCTACCAATCAGGAAGCCGCGAAAACCTTCGTAGTGTGCCATTTCAAGCACGACTCGCGTGTAGAGGAATGGCAGGCGTTGCGAGGTGTTGTCGCACCCATAAACAAATGAGTACCTCAAGCTCGCATAGACCGACTCCCTTAGTCCTTCGTTGAATTCCCGGGCGTAGTCTTTAGTCACGCCGTTCCTGAAATTCGTGCTGTCCCCTACAGCGTTGAGCGTCGTGGTATATGAAACAATCACCCGCCCCGCTGGCGTGTCTCGCTCGCCACTGTCAGAAATCGTGTTGACAACAGGCGGGCACGCTGGATTTGATCCAAAAGTTGCAACGCAGCTCGGACCGCAAACGCCAATGTCTGCCTGTGCTGGGGAGACAAACTGCATTCCTATAGTGCAGTTTTCGGGACATGTGCAGGCTCCGTCGCCGCAGCAGGCCGAGCATTCCGCACCGAGCATCGCCATAGTTCAGCACTCCGCCGCTATCAGAATCCACTCGCCGGCGACGTAGGCAATCGCGCATGCCTTGCTGCCGGTGCCCGTGACGTTGGCAAAATAGTTTTTGACGTCCGAGTACGTCACGCTCGTCAGCGTGGCGTCGGTGACGGTCGCCGTGCCGCCCTTGTTCCACGGAGCCGAGAACGTGCCGCGTACGATCTCAGCGTCGCCGTAGGCAGTCCGAATCGGCAGCGGTTGCATGTCCTTACTGCCACGCTCAAACGCCAGCACGCACCGCGCGATACGCTGCACCGTCGCCGGCGTAAGCGACACACGCTGCCCGGATTTGCGTGGCGGCTTGGCCATTAGCTGGGATTCCCGAACACGGAAAAGTTGGTCTCTGGGTAGAGCCTGAACGTAAGGGCATCGGGGGCACTGCCGGCGGCCTTGGCTACACCGTTGGACAGCGCCACCGGGCTCTTAACGGGCTTCTTGTCCGCCCCGAGAACCGCAGCTCGAGCGGTGCCGCCTGCGGTCGGCGTGCCGTTGCTCGACACGAGCTGGTTGAAGCCGACGTCCCAGGGCTTAAAGTCCCACGTCTCGGCTCGGTATTGGAACTCCCAGACCACTTCCCAGTAGGGCGATGCGTCCGTCCCCTCGCCGCCCGTCAGGGCTTTTTTGTTTGCGCTTCGGAACGCACACTTGACAGTGCGAGGTGCCGATGCGTTCCACGTAGTGGCGTTGACGGTGTTACTGTACTGTGCCGCCTGCGACGACCAGGACAGGTCGTCGTATGTCCTGGTGAGCACAATCGAGAAGTCGCTCGACTCGCGCTCGGCGCCTTCGATCGGATCCTTAGCGCTGTTGACGATCAGAGCTCCGTCCTTGTCCTTGAACACCGGGATGGTCGTCGTAGCGGCCGACGCGCTCCAGCAGTCCTTTGGCAAGCCGGTCGCAGCGTCCGGCGTGAGCTCGGCCGGTGGGATGTAGTATTTCACCGTGACCGACCAGACCATCCCGTCGCCAGACTCCTCGGCCAGGTCGAACTCCATCAACTTGTGGCTCGCGAGCTCTGGGTGAGCGTCGCCGAATGTCACGCCCGGCGCCCGCAGGATGCTGTCCATCGGCGTCGATGGCGAGTCGACCCGGATAATCCATTTCCGAGTAAAGACGTACGACTCGCCGAACTTGCCGGAAACACCGGTGCCGCGGGCGATCTCGACTGTTGCAACTACGGCCATGGGTCACGCTCCAGCGAATATGACGCTTTGCTCGATGTCGCCTTCGGACAGGTCGTCGCGAATCATCTCCAGCACCTCGAGCTGTCGCTCCTGCACGTCCTGGCCGCCGCCACGCATGAGGCGGAACATCTCGGCAATGCCTTCCTTCGACCGGCTGTCGGTCGCCTTGAGGGCCTCGGTCGAGGTGCCCGTAAACACCTGCTCGGCCGCCGGCGGCTTGACTATCGGTGCGGTGGGCGGGTCTTTGGCCTTCATGTTGTCGCGGGCTGCCTGGGCAGCGTCAGCAACCAACGTCGCCACTGGCCCCTTCTGTGCTTTTGGCGCCGGGGCGCTTTCACCGAAGGCCCGGCTAAAGTCCTTCCCGGCTGCGTTGGCAGCCTCAGTCATCGAGCCTGCGATCGAGTTGTTGAATGCGTCTGCGCCCTTGATGAAGTTGTCGACGCCTAGGTCAACACCGACACTCTTCGCCAGAAAGTCGGCACCCTTGAGTAGTGCCGCGATCGGTGCCGTGAGCCCGAGGACCGCCGCGCCGAAGATTAACTTCAGGGTGTTGCCGACACCCGACAGGAACGCAGCCACGCGGTTGCCGAGGTCGAACACAGACGACCACTGGACCCCTATGGACGACACAAACTCGAAGACCGACGTGAGGCCGGCGATGATGCTGTCGGCTATCGTGGCAAAAAACTCAGCCCCGGCGATGATGCCCTCGCCGATAAACTGGCCGATGTTCGCGCCACCAATCCCGCCGATCAAGTCGGTGAACGTCGTAGTGATGGCCTCGAGGGCCGGGGCCAGATAGGCCACGACCTGCTGGGTGATTCCGGCCACGGCCTGGCCGGCTTTCTGAAAGCTGTCTCCCATGTTGTCGACTGCGGTGGCCTGCTGTGCATTCAGCGTCAGCCCAAACCGCTCGGCCTCGGCAGCCGCTTCGGCGATGCCTGCTGCCCCGCCCTCAAACATCGGCAGTAGCTGGGCGCCCGACTTGCCGAACAGCGCCACCGCCAGGCGGGCACGCTCGGCCGAGTCGGGGACGTTCTGGAGGGCTGCTGCGATCGCTGTGAACCGCTGGGCCGGATTCATGCCGGCCAGATCCTGCACAGACAGGCCCAGCGACCCGAAGGCAGCCGTGGCGACCTTGGAGCCGCCTGATGCCTTGGCAAACGCAATCTCGGCCTTCTGTGCGGCATTGCCGACTGACTCCATCGACACGTCAGCTAGGTCGGCCGCATAGGCGATCCCAGCGAACTCGCCGTATGTCATGCCGAGGCGGGTCGACAGGTTGCGGGTGGCGTCGACCACGCCAGCCTGCTGGCCGCCGAACGCTGCCATCGACTGGGCGGCGCGAGTTGCAGCAGACGCAATCTGCCCAAACAGCATCGCGCCCTGTGTTGCGTTCAGAAGCTGCATGCCAGATCGCAGGCCAGACACGTCGCTCGCCAGCTTCTTGAATGATGCCGATGCGTCAGAGATGCCAGCCTTGAGCCCGGACGTCGAGGCAGAAAAGACGGCGGAGACTTTTCCGATTGTCGAGGCCATCAGCTTGTCTCCATCTGCTTTGCGAACGCCGGAATCTTTGCCAGCTCTGCTCTAATGTCATCCAGTGTCTGCGGCCTCTCTCGGTACGACGGTAGGAACCGCTCCTCAGCGTCTGGGTCTGGCTTGGCACCGAATGCCGCAGCCGTCACCATTGCCGACCTGGCTGCCATCCGCCACGCATCACCGAACGGCGACACACGCCAGGCGGCCATCCAGAGCTTCATTTGTCGAACCGTCAGCTTCTTTTTCCACGCCTCCACGTCCCAGATCCCGAGCTCGATTGCCAGCCGGTAGAGAAACACCTCATCCGGCCGGCTTCTCAGTTTTTTTCCAGTTCCTCGATCTCCTCGTCGCTGATCATCAGAAGTTTGGTGCCAGCCATCCAAATCTCGTGGAGCGCCCGGGCGCCCTTCTTGCCGAGCTTGGCGACGTCGGCATCGCTGGCGAACAGCCGTTTGCCGGATTCATCGCACAGGAGCAGACTTGCCATCTTGGCCCGCCACGATGCCTTTTTGCCTTGGTTCGCAGAGCAGTAAATCTCCCACTCATCCCGCATGTCGGCCGTCGGGTCGAGCAGGTAGACGTCCTTGCCCCACGCTTTGACGTGTAGCAGTGTTGGCGGTCGGAGGTCGTCGAGCGACAGCAGCTCGTCAGCAGACAATGTCATGTCAGAACCCTGTAAAGGAAAACGTTGCAGACCACTGGGCCGGTTGCCCGACCGCGTGCTCGGATTGCAATTCAGCCAAGAACGCTTGCATCGACATCGAGCTACCACCGCCGACAAACGACAGCGTGCCCGTTTGGCCGACCTGGTCGATTGTCAGCGGTGGCGACCCCCAGAACTTGCAACTGAACGTGCCCGGCTCGACGCTGGTGCAGGTCACTTGTTTACGGATCCGTGCATTACTGCCGGTGCCCAGCACTGGCGACCGCTTGCCGGTCATGTCATAAACGGTGCCCGCACTAAACGACGGCGTCACGTTCTGCACGTACCCCAGAAACACGCCGTTGAACGACAGCGTAGCGCCTTGGCTGTCAGGAATGGATCCGGGCATCGCTCACCTCCCGAGCTATCAGCCCGTGAGCTTGAACGAGGCCGTGCCGACGATGAGCTCGCCGACCTGGGCGGTCAGCTCGAACTCTTCGCAAAACGCATTGCCGCTGATCCCTAGTTTCTGACAGGCGATCGCGTGCGACGCGCCACGTGGCGGGGCTGTCGTGCCCCAGTATTCGCAGGTGATGACGTCTCCGTCTGCCAACGGTGCCGATTGCAGCAGGCGGGTTGAGCCTGCCGCGGCACTGAGCGAGGTCACGTCGATCGTCGGCCGCGACCGCTTGACCTTGACGTTTCGTGCGGTGAACTCGACGGCGTTGAACGTGAACGTTGTTCCCTGCGAGTCGGCAATACTGCTCATTGTCACTCCTCCCAACGGATTTGGTATGTCTGCTCGACCGAGAATGTTGGCTTGTCCTGGCCGTCGAAAAACACCGGATCGCCGTCGCGTTCCTCGGTCAGCAGGCTCGAGCGAATTGTCACGCCGCTTGCCGTGCCGGTGAAGTTGTGCATGGCCTGACGGACCTGGTCGGCAAGCGTCTTCGCCGAGAAGTACGTCACGGCGTAAATCTCGATCTGGAACTGAGCCGACGGGGTGATACTGACACCCGAAACCACTGCCAAACTCAGGCCGCGATCTGTCGAGGTCCGGCCGTAAACGACGTACGGAAGTGCCGCAGACTCGGTCGCAATCATCGGGTAGACCTGGCATCCGGCCGCCGCCTCAATCGCACTTTTCACCCACTGCTCAGGAAATGGCATTACTTGGCAAGCTCCTGTGCGGTCTTTTCCAGTGCGGTCGCCAGCTCAACCTTCACGGCATTCAGAATCTGGCCGCGCATGGCATCGAGCGTCCGGCGTGCCATGTAGTTTGCTGGCATAGACCCGCAGAACGCCTTTGTGCCCCTCTTGTTCCGTGCCTTCGTGCCACGCTCGACAAGGATGGCATGGCTGCCGGATCCGCTGATCACGAACTGGCCCCGCTTCTTGCGGAGCGTTCCCCGGACATACCCGACGACCGCCACTGCCGCCCCATGGGTGGGCTTGTCGTAAACACGGATCTTGGTCTTGAGGCTGCGCTGGAGGCTGCCTGTGAAGTGCGGCGTGTTCGCGCGTAGCATCGGCTCAAAGGGCTTGGTGGCCCTACGGATGGCCGACCGCATTCGCTTTTTGGCGATCTCCTTCGGCAGCTTCCGAAACGCCGCGATGATCGACACAATCTGCCGCTGTACCTGCTCCTCGTTTGCCAGTTCCATGGATCACGTCGCTTTCTCGTCGCAGGTCAGCTCGTGCTCTTCCATGCTGTTCCGCTCGACGACCGACGAGATGTAGAGAATCCGGTTCGACCTCGAGGCCCAGCGGATCCGCATCTTGCCGGTGATGTCGGGCACGTAGCGGCAGCGGACAACAAACGTCCCAGTGCCACCGATTTGCTTCCTGCGTTCCTGCTCGCTGTAGCTGATCGCCTCGACAGACGCTCGCCGGTTGGCAAACGTCGACCAGGTCGACACCGACTCGCCGAGGGCGTTCCGCGTGCTCGACTCGTGCTCGATGACGATCGTCTCTCGGAGGATGCCGGCAGGCAGTGCCATCTACCACCTCCCGGTGATAGATTCCGACGCGAGCAGCGTCTCGAACGCCATCGGGACTACATCGGCACGGTCGGTCGACACGGCCTCGCGGTGGGCGTAGAGGTGGCCGACGTACAGCAGCATCGCGGCCCGGAGCTGCGGTGGAATCTTGCCGGTCGGCCCGGCCCAGTACGACACGGTGACCGTGGACGTGTCCAGCACGAGCGGGGCCAACGAGAAACGCAGGAACCCGGGCAGCGAGTCTGAGTCGACAGAGTAGGTGGATGACGAGACGGCCACGCCGTCGACATCCACGACCACGGGATAGGTGTTGCCGGTCAGCACTGGGGCGATCGGCAGCTCGAGCAGCGTAGGGCCGCTGCCACCACCTCCACGCCTCCAGCCGTCACCGTCGAGCTCGTAGCGGGCTCGGAGCTGCTGCGGTGCTAGGGCGAGCCCAAGCCGCCTTTCGACGAGCCGGCGGGCGGCTGCGATCAGGCCCACGATCAGCGAGTCGTCGTCGGTCTGCTCTGGGAGCAGCGACAGCTGGGCCTTGGCGTCACTCAGGGTGACGGGCTCCACGGTCGGCTGCGTAACCACGACGACCGAACGGAGTCTCACGTCTCACCTCTTGATGGCTGCGGTCTCTGCGTGCTGGGGCGCGACGGCCCTTTCTACCTTCGGCTCGGCGTCGACCTCGACGGCCACGCCTTCCTGCTTCAGGCACAGGGCAAAGTCCGGGGCGTACTCGACGACGTCGCCGGCCTTGTGGCCCCATGCGTCAGTTGTGAATCTCATCAGCGGCATAGTGTCTCTCCTGGTAGACGTACGGCCGGTGGCGGGTTAGCGCCACCGGCCGCGTCACTTGTTCACGCTGTCAGACTAGGAAGCAGCCTTGGCGAGACGGCCGACGAACTCGGGGGCGTGGTTGGCCACACCGAACCGGGTGTTTGCCACGTAGAGCACCTGGCGGTTCCGCATGAGGATTTCCCGGCCGGCTTCGATCTCCAGCCCGGTGTCCTTGATGCCGACCACCGTCGACATCGCGAAGTCGCCGTACAGGGCCAGCGTCGTCGCGGGCAGGCCCTTGACGATGTAGACAGGAGCACCGAACACGGTGGGCACCACTCGGCCGCCGCCGACCGTCATGGTCGTCTGCTGGGCCGACCACAGCTTCATCAGGTCGACGAACCCGGCACGGCTGGCGACCCACGAGCTGGTTCCCATCACGGTCTCGTCGACCTTGCCGACAACGTCGGCCAGGTTGTTGAGCGTGGTCGCGGCCGATGCCCCGACGGTGATGGTGTTGCCAGCCGCCACCGCACCGGCGAGGCCGGTGATGGACGGGCTGGATGAGTTGCCACCGAGCCACGTGGCGTCGAACTTCTGGGCGTAGCTGAGGGCGAACCGCTCGGCCACGAGGCCAGCCACGTCGATCGGCGAGTCCTCCAGCAGGCTGCGAGACACGGCCACGCTGGCCCGCATTTCGTAGAGGGTCAGGTCTGCCGCGCTCGTCGAGAGATCTTGGTCAGTCGTCGCCGTGCCTTCCGCCACGAAGCTCGCGGTGGCATCGCCCACCTTGGGAAAGTTGATCTTGGCGCCGGCGGGCCGGATCACCGTGGCGAGCTGGAGGCCCACCGAGGCGTACTGGAGCCGGTTGACGATCGCGTTATAGAGCTCGGTGACGACGTATTCGGCACCCTTGGCGTCGTACGTGCTGGACGTTTCGCCCATGGCCCGGATCTCGCCGGTGTAGAGCTGCCGGAGGTAGCCACCGACCAGGGCGGCTGCCTTGGCCGAGCTGAACGCCTTCACGCCCGATCGGATGTCCGAGCGGTCGGTGCCCACTTCACCCTTCTCGACGGCTGCCCGGGGCTCGCTGTCACCGACCGGCGAGAGCCTCGACCGGGCCGCGGCGAGCCGCGACTCGATCGCGTTCTCGCGCTCGACGACGGCGTTGAGCTCGTCGGCACGGTTCAGCGCCCGCTCGAGGGCCGCCGCCGCGGAGCCGTCCTTGTCGTCGTTGGGGTCGACGTTGCGGAGGTTCTCGATCTGCGGAATGAGGGTGGCGATCTCGTCCTGAGCCAGGCGGAGCTTGTTCATGATTTTCTCGCGGAGGTGGATCGGTTTGTCGTAAACGACGTGGGCAATATCCGAGCTACGGTGCTGCCGGTGAACTGGCCTGCTCTACCGTAGATTTTTCTGTGGCCATGGCCACGTATGCGTAGGCGACCGCCGCCGCAGCTCGTGGGTGTTCCTGATCGATGGCCGCCGGGTCTGCGGACCAGCTCGTCAGCAGCGAGAGCAGATATGCCCACATGGGTCACCAGCCTTTCCCGTGATCCAGAACACGGTTGCCGTCTCGGTCGTACGCTTGGGCGTGGTAGACCATGTTGGACGCAGGTGGTGGCGGCTCGGCACACCACATGACCCACAGGCCGACACGCGCCAGCCGCTGGATCAGACGCAAGACCGGGCGCTCACGCTGTGGCTTGATAGGTGAATAGTCGCTTGTGGCGGCGCACCACGTCACAGCGACTGCCACGATAACGGCGATAAAGATCTTTCGGATGTCGTCCCTGCTCATCGGTCGTCGCTCCAGATCGAGTAGGCAAACAGAACCACGCAGGCACCGACGATGGAGCCGATGAACCCGGCCAGGTGGCCGCCGAACGGCAGTCCGCCGACGAACGAGCCGACCACGCCCAGGGCGATCGTCGGCAGCCAGCCCGATGGGCACTTGCCGGGCACGATTGCCTTTGCGATGCCGCCGCAGATCGCGCCGAATGCCAGTAAGAAAATCAGGTTCATTTTTCGTTCATCCAGTTGCCGTTATGCAAATCCCGGTACTTGAACCCGCCGACCGACCCGATCGCGAACGAGTCGCCTTGCGCGATCATGCTCGTCGCGTTTTCCTTGGTGATCCAGAAGCTGCCGTCGGGCTGATCCGGCGGCCACTTGGGGCCGGTCACCCACCTATCACCCCACGAGTTGAGGATCAGCACGCCGTCGCGCCCACTGGTGGCTGCGTGGCGACAGGCCACGGCCACCATCGCGTGATTCCACTGACCGCCTCTTGGGAGGTAGCCCATGGAGTCTCTGACGTTGGTCGCCGCATATCCGACGTTGCTGCAAATTGCGACCGGGAACCCAGATTCAAGGCTGGCCACCAGCGAGTCGTAATCGTTGATGAGGGCCACGGCCGTGGCCGTGTGCTCGTGGGCCAGGCGGGCGAGCTCGAGGGGCACGCCTGAGTTTCCCCACTCCCGGGATAGTGGTATCGAGTATTGCGATAGGTCGACGCTGCCGTACTTCTCTCGGTACAGGATGCCGCCGACTGCCGGATCCTTGCACCGACCGGCAACCCACCGGGCAGCCGCACCACCATACGAGCCGTCCGAGTAGCCGGCGA